CACCAGATTTAAAAAAGCACGATCCCTCTTTGCCCGCCCTGTGCGGGCTTTTTTATGCGGATGACACGCTCAGGCAGCTGGGCTAAGTCGGTAGTGGCGTCGATCAAAGCCGTGCGCTCCCTGATCGACTACGCGATGAGAGTCTGGGGTACGTGACCCAGCGAGCCAGACCAGCAAGCCGGGTACGCACCGGCCCTCCGCACCCACTCCAAGCCTCGGCACATGCCGGGGCTTTTTCGTATCTGGAGCATGCAAATGTCCGAAACCAACGAAGCAATCGCGTCATTGCGCTCCAGCATCGAAGCGCTGCACAGCTTAAGCGTCACTCTGCAGATGATGGCCTCGAGCAAAGCAGAAGCCTCTTTCGTTTCAGAGCTGGCATCCCGCGTCACCGCCTGCGAAGCCCAGATTGCCGCATGCGGAAGTCAGGTCTCAGCCCAGGCCGCGCCGATTGCTGCACTGGGTCATGCTGTGGCAGAACCAGGAAGCAAGGCGGAATGCACAGCGGTTTCGCGGCTGACCTCAAGATTTGCCAGCGAAGACGAAAGCACGCCATTGGTTGATCACAGCGGATACGTCACGGGCGAGAAGCAAGCCCGACAAGCAATGGAGGAAGCGGCTTCCCGCGCCGCGGCCGATCTGGCGCTTGCTAAGCGTATCGGGTCCTACGAATGCAAGCTTTCTGCCGGCACCGTGAAAGTCACCTTGGCCGCTGACGTGCCCAGCGACGAAGAAATGAAAGGTATCAGCAACGCGACCATCAAGGGTGCCAGCGGCCTTAAGCTCGGGCCCAGCCTGGAAGAAGACGTTCGCCGCTTGCTCCGAGAGGAGTTGAAACCGGGCGGTATCCTGCATCGCTACTGAATACAGCCCGCCGAGTGCGGGTTTCTTTTTTCTATGGAGCACCCTATGGCCGAACCGAGTACCGGCGCCCTTGCAGTGACCGGCGTACTTGCCAGCGTCGGCCTGGGTGCTTTCTTCCCTGAACTGGACCTAGCCACCCTGGTGGGCGCGTTCGGCGGGGCTTTCTTCTACGTCGTGTACGCCAAGGACATCGGCATGCTTCGCCGCATCGGCTACCTGCTGGCCGGCTGGATCGGTGGCTACCTTGGTGCTGCTGAGATGCTGGGCAGGGCCTGGACGCAAACCGCAGGCTTCAGCGCCTTCGTGTGCGGCGTGCTCTGCGTCGTCACGTTCTCTGGCTTGCTGGAGTGGATGCAGACCGGGCAGATGCCCCGGTGGCTGCAATGGGTCTTCCGCCTGCGAGCCAGGAAGGAGGGTTGAATGGTTGCCGTTATCCAGGCCGCACTGTGCGCCGTCATCTTCGTGATGATCGGCTTGCGCTACCGGCCATACCCCGATGCCCGCTACAAGCTGGGCGTATCCCTGATGGCCTGGGCTGCCTGCGCGGTGACCGGCATGCAGTGTGTCAGCCTCATCGGCCGCATGGTGCTACATGACGAGTTCGCCGATGCGTCCTGGTTCAACACTGCGTTCTACCTGCTGGCCGCCATTCTGGTGTGCCGGGCCAAGGGGAACGTGGCCAAGATCGTGCGCGTTGACTGACCCGCGCCACAAATTCGAGATGCGCCGTTTCGTGGCGCCACTATGGAGTTCCCCAGATGGGCAAGCTTCCTGACATGACCGGCGCTTTCATCATGCTGGGCCTGATGTGTGCCGTAGCCGGCTGGGCATTCATCGAGGGCCTGATCTGGGTCTTATCCCACTTCCGAGTGGTGCTGGTATGAGCAACGTCACCCGCATTCGCCATGAGCTGCCGGTCAGCCTGGATATCGTCCACGCGGTGGCCGAGTTCGATGCTGCCCTGGTGAAAGCGATTTATGCCGCAAAGGAAGCCGGCCTTCCACAGGGGCTGCTGGTTGGCCTGCTGCACGGCCATGCCCACGCCGAAACGCACAAGATGGTGTGCAAGTGAGTGGAGCTATGGCCAGGCCGATGCCACCACCTGAATTGCTGGAACTGACCGAGCTATCAATGCTCGGCACCAGGCTTCAGCCGGCGCCCGAGATTGGCGAATGGGTGCAGTCTGTGATCCTCAGCGAGGATGGCGAGCTGCATAACCCAGACCATGCTCACCTGATCGACGCGCCGCTGCGCTTCCTGTGGGCCTCAGCTTGCTTCGAGAAGCAAGGGCGAACCGTGGTAGGGCAGGCCGAAGCGGTGATGTTCCGAGCGGGCGGATGGCAGAAGGCTCGGCAAGAGCAGCAGATGATCGACTGGTTCGGCGAGGTGCCGGGCTTCGTCATCACCTTGGCTGCCGATTACTGCTCCCAGTGCTCCGACGCTGAGTTCTGCGCTCTGGTCGAGCACGAGCTTTATCACATCGCCCAGAAGCTCGATCAGTACGGCGCGCCCAAGTTCACCCAGGACGGGCTGCCCAGCCTGACGCTACGTGGACACGATGTGGAGGAGTTCGTCGGCGTGGTGAGGCGCTACGGTGCGAGCGAAGAAGTCCAGCAGCTGGTCGAAGCTGCAAGTCGGCCGCCCGAGGTGGCCAAGATCAACATTTCGAGGGCCTGCGGAACCTGCCTGCTCAAGTCGGCCTGAATCCTGACAGGTCCTGACGGATGACATTCAAATGGCAGCACTACGAAGCGAGGTCAAAGCCTTCATTGTTCAGGCTCTGGCCTGCTTCGATACACCGAGTCAGGTGGTGGAGGCTGTCAAGAAGGAATTCGGCTTGGATGTGAGTCGCCAGACCTGTGAGGGGCACGACCCAACCAAGTACGCCGGCCGAGGCCTGGCCAAGCGCTGGGCTGACCTCTTTCATGAGTGCCGGGCACGATTCACTGCCGAGACCGCCGACATTCCCATCGCGCACCGTGCCTATCGCCTCCGTGCGCTGGGCAGGATGGCGGAAAAGGCCGAGTCGATGAAGAACATGGCCCTGACTGCCCAGCTACTCGAGCAGGCGGCCAAAGAGGTCGGCGATGTCTACGTGAACCGCCAGACCAAGAACGAGAATCCCCACGACAACGTGCCGCCCACTCGGGTGCAGGTCGATGTGGTGGATGCGAGGAAGCCTGATGCCGTCGTTGAACGTTCCGCAGGCTAGCTTCCTCCGCATGGAGAACAAGTTCCGCGGCTTCGTGGCCGGGTTCGGCTCGGGCAAGACCTGGGTAGGCTGCGCAGCGCTGTGCAAGCACGTATGGGAGTGGCCCCGGATCGACTCCGGCTACTTTGCTCCGACGTACCCGCAGATCCGCGACATCTTCTTCCCGACCATCGAGGAGGTCGCCTTCGACTGGGGCCTGAAGGTCAAGACGAAGGAGAGCGACAAAGAGGTCGAGTTCTACAGCGGCGGCCAGTACCGCAGCACGACCATCTGCCGCTCGATGGAGAAGCCGCAGACCATCGTGGGCTTCAAGATCGGGCACGCTCTGGTTGACGAGCTCGATGTTCTGCCCGCGCTGAAGGCCGAGCACGCCTGGCGCAAGATCATTGCACGGATGCGTTACAACGTGCCTGGGCTGAAGAACGGCGTGGATGTGACGACGACCCCTGAGGGGTTCAAGTTCGTCTATCAGCAGTTCGTGAAGCAGCTGAGGGAGAAACCGGCCCTGCAGGGCATGTACGGCCTGGTTCAGGCCAGCACGTTCGACAACGAGCTGAACCTGCCGTCTGACTACATCCCGTCGCTGATGGAGTCCTACCCAGCCCAGCTGATCCTGGCCTATCTGAACGGCCAGTTCGTCAACCTGAACTCCGGGTCGATCTACCACGCCTACGACCGCAAGCTGAATTCCTGCTTCGACACCGTAGAGCCCGGAGAGCCCCTGTTCATCGGCATGGACTTCAACGTCGGCAAGATGGCGGCGATCGTCCATGTCAAACGGCCAGACGGAAAGCCCAGGGCCGTGGATGAGCTGATCGACGGCTTTGATACCCCGGACATGATCCGGCGCATCAAGGAGCGCTACTGGCGGCACAACGGCAGGGACTATGAGAAGACCTGCGAGATCAGGATCTATCCCGATGCCTCGGGAGGATCGCGCAAGTCGGTGAACGCCAGCGAGACGGACATCGCCATCCTGCGCCAGGCCGGGTTCAGCGTCATCGCGCCCGATGCCAACCCGCCAGTGAAGGACCGGATCAACGCCATGAACGCGATGTTCTGCAACGCGAATGGCGAGCGGCGTTACCTGATCAACCCGCTGCGCTGCCCGACCTATGCAGACGGCCTGGAGCAGCAGGTATGGGCTGCCAACGGTGAGCCCGACAAGAAATCTGGCGTGGACCACGCGAACGACGCGGGTGGCTACTTCATCCGCCACGACTACCCAATTGAACGACCGGTCTTCACGACCCAGTCCCTGAGAATGTGACCATGAGCGATAACCCGAGCATTACGCTGCCCGCTGTCGACGCGATGCGCGCTTACTGGGCCGTGATCTCGCCGCTCATGAACGGGACAATGGCAATGCGCGCCGTGGGCAAGGCCCTGCTGCCGCAGTACCCAGCCGAAGACGACGAGGCCTACAAAGAGCGCCTGCGTCTTTCAACCCTGCTGCCGGCGTACTCCGAGACCGTGGGCAACATGACCTCCCGAGTGTTCGCCGAGCCGCTGCAGGTTGGTGACGATGTGCCAGAGGCCATTGTCCAGATGACCACGGACATCGATCACGCCGGCAACGACCTGAATTCCTGGGCTGTTGGCTTCTTCACCGAGGGACTGAGCCACGGTCTGTGCCACGCCTTCGTCGATCACCCCCCGGCTGGAGAGCTGAAAACCCAGGCCGACGAGCAGGCCGCCGGTGTTCGCCCCTACGTTGTGCTGGTGAGACCTGAGCAGGTGCTGGGTTGGCGCTCCAAGGGCGGCGTGCTGACCATGGTCCGCTACATCGAGGTGGTCGAGGAGGAAGATGGCGAGTTCGGCGCCAAGTGCGTCGAGCAGATTCGCGTGCTGGAACCTGGCGCCTGGCGAACCTATCGCAGGTCAGCCAAGGCCGTGCGCGGTAAGCACGCCGCATCTGGCGGTACCTGGGAGCTGCACGAGGAAGGCACCAACAGCCTGACCGCGATCCCCTGGGTCACCTTCTACACGGGGCGCACCGGTTTCATGACGGCCAAGCCGCCGCTGATCGAACTGGCACACCTGAACGTGAAGCACTGGCAAAGCCAGAGCGACCAGGACAACATCCTCCACGTTATCCGCGTGCCGATCCTGGTGCGCATCGGCATCCAGACCCAGTACGACAACCAGGGGAAGGTGATTCCGCCAGAGTTCAAGGTGGGTACCGGCCAGCTGACCGATCTGCCCAAGGATGGTGACCTCAAGTATGTCGAGCACACCGGCCAAGCCGTCGATGCGGGTCGCACCGCGCTGCAGGACTTGATCAACGAGATGCGCACGGCCGGGGCCAAGCTGCTGACGCCGGACAAAACAGCCACCAAGACCGCCACCCAGGCGGAGGAGGAGGCGGCGCAGGAACTGTCCCCGCTGGCACGCATGGCTCACCACTTCGCCGACTGCCTGGCGCAACTGCTCCAGTTCATGGCCGATTATCGCGGACTGGGCGATGGCGGAACCGTCGAGATGCGCGGCAATTTCGATGTCGACTACATGCCGGAGGTGTCGCTGCCGACGCTGGTTTCCATGGCAAATGCCGGGATGATCAGTAAGGAGACGCTATTCACCGAGATGCAGCGGCGCGGCGTGATCAGCGACGAATACGACTGGGAAGAGGAGCTGGCGAAGATTGAGGCCCAGGGCCCTGCTCTCGGTACGCTGTGATGAAGACGGCCAACGAGAAGCTGCTGGATGAGCTGATCGGGCATGAGGTCGACCTTACGCACCTGAGCAATGCCCAGGTCGTCGAAATCATCAAGATCCTGAACAGCCAGGATGCGGAATTGCGGGCTGCGCTGATAGAGGAGATCGACGGCATCGGTCCTGACCTCTCCGAATCAGCCGTAGCGCTCGCCTTGGCCGGCGTGTTGGGAATCAACCGGGCCGTCTTCGCTCGAGTCCGGCAGGCCTTAACCCAATCAACAGACGACCTGATCAGGTACGAGCTGTCGTTCGTTCACAGTGCGCTTCAAGCTGTGCTCCCAGCTCTAGTGCAGGATCAATTCCCGGTCAAATCAGCCGATTTCGGTTCGGTGCAGTCAGCCGCGAGATCTCTGCCATTTCAGGGCAGGTTGATCAGCGAATGGCTGGCCGGCATTGAGTCGGGGCGGGCGGCCTCTATCCGCGATGCTGTGCGAGCAGGCGTTGTGGATGGCAAGCACGCTGCTGAAATCGTCCGGTCAATCATGGGAACAAGGGCAGAGCGGTATGCCGACGGCGTCTTGCAGAAGTCGCGCCGCGATCTCGAATCGGTGGTGCGTTCAGCGGTATCGAGCGCAGCGGAAGTGGCAAGCGACAAGGTATTCGAGGCAAACAGCGTCCTCATAAGCCATGTCGAGTGGATCAGCATCCTGGATAGCAGGACCACGGTCATGTGCCGCATCCGTGACCGGCTGCCTTACACGCTGGGTACCTACAAGCCCATCGGTCACAAGATCCCATGGCTAGCCGGCCCGGGCAGGCTGCACTTCTGCTGCCGGTCATCCAAGTGGCCGGTGCTTAAGAGCGCAAAAGAGCTTGGCATCACCGACGCCGAGGCCATGGCATTGATGGACGGCCAGTCGCCCCAGCAGACGACATTCGGGGAGTGGCTGGAGCGTCAGCCAGCAGCGAGGCAGGATCGGATCCTCGGGCCTGGGCGCGGCAAGCTGATGCGCCAGGGCAAGTTGAAGCTGCAGGACTTCTACAACGACAAGGGCAACTTCCTGAGGCTCGATGAGCTGCGGGATCGACTGCTATAGCCCGCGCCACAAAACACCAAGCGCCATTTCGTGGCGCGCAATTCCAGAGCCTCGCCCAGTGCGGGGCTTTTTCATGCCTGCGGTTCGGATGGACGGGGCGACCTGGGGCCGGATGGCTCACCAACAGGCCGGATGGCCCAGAGAGACGAGATGAAACTCAAAACCGTTGAAGTGGATGGCAAGCAGTACGCAGTGATCGAAGACGGGAAACCAGTCTATGTGGAAGACGACGGCAAAGAAGTCGCCTTCGACGCAGTGGGCACCCGTAACACCATCACCAGACTGAACGCCGAGGCCAAGTCGCATCGCGAGCGTGCCGATGGGTTCGAGAGGGTCGCCAAGGCCTTCGAGGGCATCGAGGATGCTGCCGCTGCGCGTAAGGCCCTGGAAACTGTCGCCAATCTCGACGCCAAGAAGCTGGTGGATGCCGGCGAGATCGAGAAGGTGAAGGGCGAGATCAGCAAGGCCTTCCAGACCCAGTTGGACGAAGCCAACACCAAGGCGCAGACCTTCGAGCAGCAGCTGTATGCCGAGAAGATCGGCGGCAGCTTCGCCCGCTCCCAGTTCATCGCCGAGAAGATGGCTGTTCCCGCTGACATGGTGCAGGCCACCTTTGGCAGCAACTTCAAGATCGAGGAAGGCAAGGTCGTCGCTTATGACGCACAGGGCCAGAAGGTCTTCAGTCGCTCCCGCCCAGGCGAACTGGCCGACTTCAACGAAGCGCTCGAGACCCTCGTCTCGCAGTACCCCCATCGTGACCACATCCTGAAGAGCTCCGGCGCCAATGGTGGCGGCGCTCCAAATGGCGGTGGCCAGCACAAACCCACGAAGGGCAACTTCGGTGGCTCAAAGGCAGAGCGCCTGGAAGCCATCAAGGGCCTGACCGCAAGCGAATAAGGAGGCCCAATGGCCCTTTCGAACATGAAGGTGTTCAACGAATACCTCAAGCGCACCACCATCGAGACCTTGGCCCAGGACGTCGAGAAATTCAACGCGTCCTCGGCCGGTGCCATCCGCCTGACCACCCAAGGCATCGACGGCGACTTCCTGCAGGAATCGTTCTGGGCTGGCCTTCACGGCGCCCAGCGTCGTGTCGACCGCTACGCTGCCAACGGCAACCAGGCGTCTACCCCGCTGGCTCAGAAGCAGTACGACTCGGTGAAAATCGCCGGCGGATTCGGCCCGATCCTGTGGGAGCCTTCGCAGCTCTCCTGGATCCAGAAGAACCCGGAAGAAGCGCTGGAAGTGATCAGCCGCAACCTGTCCGAAGCCATCATGTCGGACCAGCTGAACACCGCCATCTCGGCCCTGGCCGCCGCCATCGGCAACCAGCCAACCGCCACCAACGACGTGTCGGCGACTGCTGGCGTGACCTATGTGGCGATCAACAACGCGCACGCCCTGTTCGGTGATGCCTCCCAGCGCCTGGTGGCCCAGGTCATGACCGGTGCCATGTACCACAAGCTGGTCGGTCAGAACCTCGCCAACGCCGAGCGCCTGTTCCAGTTCTCCGGTGTGCAGGTGGTCGACATTCTCGGCAAGGCTGTGATCATCACCGACGCCCCTGCGCTGTACGAGGCCGGCACCCCGAACAAGCAGAAGGTGCTCAGCCTGGCTGACGGCGCCGCGGTGGTGATGGATGGCTCTGACCTGATCACCAACATCGAGACCTCCAACGGCAAGGAGCGCATCGAGACCACCATGCAGGCCGACTACACCTTCGGCCTGGGCCTCAAGGGCTTCACCTGGGATACCGCCAACGGCGGCAAGTCGCCGACCAACGCCGAGCTGTCCACCGGCACCAACTGGGACCTGGTGGCGAACAGCATCAAGGCCTCGGCCGGCGTGCTGACCATCGGTGACGCCACCAAGTAACCGGTACCGCGCCCTCCGGGGCGCTTTCCCAGGAGATCGTCATGAGCGAGAAAGTGATTTACGAGAAACACCCGGTCAGCCCTGAGCGTAAAGCCGAGCTGCGGCAGAAGGGGTACAAAATCATCGATGCGCGTTTCGCGCCCGATGACTACGAGCACCCGGAGCCGCTGAAGGAGGCCAAAGGCTCGAAGGCTGGCAAGTCCGCTGCCGACAAGAAGGCTGCCGAAGAAGCCGAGCTGAAGGCAAAGCTGCAGGCCGCCCTGAACGAAAAGGGCGTGCAATTCAGCCCTGACGCCAGCCTGGAAGACCTCAAGAAGCTGCTGGACGAGGCCAAGTAATGACCATCTACATCACCGTCGAGCAGGTAGACGCCCTGCTTGGGCCGAACTGGGCGCCCGACGACCAGAAGGCCCGGGCGGTGCTGATGGCCAACACCTGGCTCACCAATCTCAGCCTTCCTGAGTTCGATCCGGTTCCGGATGACGTGATTCAGGCAGGCGCCGAGATCGCCCGGGAGGCTGCGGCGGGCAACATCTACGGCAGGAAGGAAACCGGTGTGCTGGCCAAGTCGGTCAACGCTGACGGGGTGTCTAGCAGCAAAACCTACTCCGAATCCTCGCGCACCATCAGCGCTGGCGAGTCATTCGCCCTGGCGCTGCTGGCGCATTACCTGAACAGCAGTGGACAGACCAAGATCGTGAGGGGCTGATATGGGACTTCGCGACGAGCTGCAAGCCGATCTGGCCGAGGCTTTCGACACAGACTTGGCTGATGCGGTCGTGGATTTCACGGGCGAGTACATGGGGCCTGGCGACTGGGATCCGGTCGAGGAGGTCAGCACGGCGCAGCCAGTGACGTACACGGGCCGTGGCGTGCTGTCTCGCTACGAAGACCGGCGGATCGACAACATCAACATCCTGGTCGGCGATCTCCGCCTGACGGTTCTTGCCAACGAAATAAACGATGTGCCAGATGTTGGTCACAAGGTAACTGCGCCTGACCTGATGGACCGTACGCAGCAGCTCACCTACGAAGTCAAGACGGCTCGGGCTGATCCAGCATCGGCCACATACCGCCTGCAGCTCAGGAGGTCGTGATGGCCGGCTGGTCGCTGTCACCTGTCCTATTCGCCGACCAGGTCGAAGAGGACCTGGTGGAAATGCAACGCAGTATCGTCATTGAGCTGGTCGAAGAGATTACGGTCCGCGCGCCGATTGACAGCGGCAACTACATGGCCAACAACATCGTGTCGATAGGCGCCGAGGACTACAGCGTCAACACCAAGCTGGACATCCTTGGTACCGAGACCAGAAGTGCGGCCCGTGCTGCACTGACTGATTTGAAGCCTTTCAGCACGGTCTTCGTGCAGAACAACAGCGTGTACGGCGAGATCATCGAGTTCGGCGGCTATCCAAGCGGCCCAAGCGTAAAGATCACGCCTGACGGCTACAGCCGAATGGCACCCAAAGGCGTGTACGGGATTTCCTTCATCGCCGTCACCGAGAAGTTGATATGACCGTACCCTTCGAGACAGTCCGCAAGACGCTCACGGCCCGGATGGCTTCGTTCACGGGAATAGAGCAGGGCCGGATTGAGTACCCGAACGCCGAATATCCGAATGGTGGGGTGTTCAAGCCTCCCGCAACCGGCCTCTGGTGCGCCTTCGAGATCCAGTACGCCACAGCCGGGTTCGCCGGCATGGCAGAAAAGCCGCATTACCGCCGGCCTGGTCAGGTTGTGATCCAGTGCTTCTGCCGCCGATCAACCGGGCTGTCAGCCATCAACAAGCTGGCCGACGCCCTGTCTGAGCACTTCCAGTCCTGGCAAAGCGGCCACATCGAGTGCCTTGAGGCATCCCAGCAGGATGTGGGCGACTTCGAAAGCTACCACCAGATCAACGTGAACATCCGGTTCCGCGCCGGCTGACCTGCAAAACCCTGATCCTGCCCGCCATGAGCGGGCTTTTTTATGCCCGCAGAAAGGAGACATTCGCATGTCGTCTGGCGCACAAGTAACCAGCTACCTGATTCCCGAGGTCACCCCGGGCGTCACCCCAACCACCGGCGCCTGGGATACCCTGCGCCTGACCAGTAACACCCTGTCGCCTACCGTGAACACCCAGGTCAGCGACGAAATCACCGAATCGCGCATCAGCCAGGGCTCTGTCGTTTCCAGTACCGACATCCAGGGCGACCTGGTAGGAGAACTGTCCTACAGCACCTTCGACAAGCTGCTGGAAGCGGCCTTCTACGGAACCTGGGACGATGACGTCCTGACTGTAGGCAGCACGCGCCGGACCTTCACCGTCGCGAAGAACTTCAACGATGTGAACGTGTACGCCCTGTTCAAGGGTATGCACGTATCGGTCTTCGCCCTGGACATCCCGTCCGACGGCAAGATCACTGCCACCTTCACCATGGCCGGCCTGGACTACGCCGATGGCGACACCAATACCGTAGCAGCCATCAGCCCGCCGACCACCACGCCGTTCATGAGCAATCAGAACGTTGGCTCCATCACGGTTGATGGCCAGAGCTTGGAAGGCCAGGCGTGTGTGTCTGCTCTGACCGTCAACCTCGACAACAGCCTGCAGGCGCAGCGCTGCATCGGTAACGGCAAGCTTGGGCCTGGCGCACAGATCGCCACCGAGGCGGCGATCACCGGCTCCATCACCCTGGCCTGGTCACCGCTGGCTTGGCAGATCTGGAAGAACACCTTCACTCGGAAAACCGTAGCGGTTGAATTCCCGATCATCGACAGCCTGGGCAACCGCTATGACCTGTCGTTCCCAGCCCTTGAGGTCGATGGCGACCTGCCAAGCGGCGGCAAGCGCGAACTTATCGAGGTCACGCTGAACTACACCGTCGCCAAGCAGGCCCCGACCATCACCCGCGTGCCGTTCGTTCCGGTTGCCAGCGTGTCGGTAACCCCGACCACTGCCTCGATTGCCGTAGCAGCGACCCGCCAGCTGTCCGCCTCTGCGCTTCCATCGGGCGCGTCTCAGGACGTCACCTGGAGCAGCTCGGCCCCTTCGATTGCTACGGTCAACTCTTCCGGCCTGGTCACCGGGGTGGCCGCGGGGTCGGCCGTCATTACCGCCACCAGCGTGTCGGATCCAACCAAGACCGCCACCTCGGCGATCACGGTCACCGCGTAAGCAGCATCACCTTTGGCCGTCCCGGGATAACGCCGCCCGGGCCGGCCCTTTTTTATGGCGTGGCGTGAGGATGATTCATGGCTCTCAAGCTGAAAAAGATCGACACCAGCAAGAACGCTGAGGCGCGCTGGGAAGAGTTCGATGCCGATACCAAGATTCTGCTGATGCCGCTGGACAACCAGCAGTACCAGATTGCTCTGGAGCGCATGCGCCGCCGGCTGGCGCGCAACGACGCACAGTTCGGTCAGGATGCGGTAGGGGTGATCGAGGGCGAGAAGTCCGAGCACGACAACCACTGCCTGCTCCTGGCCTCGTTCATCGTTCAGGACTGGCAGGGCGCCCAGGACGAGAATGGCAAGCCGCTGGCCTACAGCGAAAACACCTGCGCCGAGATGCTGCGCGGTGATTCCGATTTCTTCTACTTCGTTCTGCGCCGCGCCGCGGCTATTGCCGCCGACAACCGCAAAGAGCAGGACGAGATCAAGGGAAAGCAGTCGCCCGCTTCGAATGGGAGCGGGCCTGGGGCCAGCGAACCGAAAAGCGAAGCCTGATCTACCAGAAGCTGCGCATCGCGGTGCCCGATGAGCCTGAGCTGGATGTGATCACGGGCAGCCTGCTGAGCGCGTTTCGCAACGCAGCGCGCGGCCGACGATACCTGGTTGGTGCTACGGCAGTGCAGCCGCTGAGGCTGTCTGCCCGGGAGATCACTGACTGGCTTGAGGTGCACCCGCTGCCGCTGCCACGACGACTTGTCGACGAGGTGATATTCGCCTTGGATGAGGCCGCGCTGGCCGAGGAAGAGGATTAGGAGAGAAGGTATGTTTGAGCAGCAGGAACAAGGTACCGAGGACGCGAGCCAAGATGATGCCCCGCTTTCGCCTGAAGCGCTGATCGAGGAGAAGCGCAGGGCAGATGAGTTGCTTGAGCGCCGGCTGTCACGGCTTGAAGAGGCTGCGGGGCTGTCGAAGCTGACCTGATCTCTTCGCTGTGCGGCGAGTTGATGGTAAATTGCCGCATAGTCGAATACTTCGGAGTCAGGGATGTTCTTTGTCAGATTCGTAATTCTGGCCTTCTTCGCCGCCTACAGCGTATCCATGGGCAGAGAGCCAGCGCTTAACTCTCTTGGCGTAGCCATTGCGTTCAGCGCTTTGTTCTTTGTGCCGGCGCTGTACCTGCTGCCGACGTTTGAGGCGTGGATCAGGAAGAAGAGCAATCTCCAGTCGATCGCCGTGCTTAACCTCTTTCTGGGGTGGACCATCATTGGGTGGGTTGCTGCACTCATCTGGGCCTTCAAGAAACCAGAAGAGGCCGTGGTGGTCGGCCAGGCGTCGACAGCAGAGCCAATGCCATTGGCTGACACCCCCGAAAAGAAGACCTGCCCATTCTGCGCTGAACAGGTGATGGCAGCAGCCATCAAGTGCAAACACTGCGGCAGTGAGCTACCAGCGACCTGACCAACAGCACAACCACACTGAAACCCGCCAAGTGCGGGTTTTTTGTTGCCCGGAGAAAAGCATGGCACTCAAATCCCGCCTGGAGCTGGAGGTAGATGGTCGCAGCGCAGAGCAGCAAGTAACTGATGTTCGAGCTGCTCTCGAAGCCCTTGAGCAGGCAGGCATCAGGGCAAGCTCCACTCTGCGCAAATCGGGTGGCGACTACTCCAATCTTGCGATGGCCCTCTCCAAGGTTCAGGCTGCGAACGACAAGGCCTCTTCGGCGACTGATGCCGCAGCCAGGAGTGCTGATGCTGCTGCAAAAGCGGCTGCCAACCAGCGCAAAGAGCTCGACAGCTTGCTGGGGAAGATTGATCCGCTCACCAAGAAGCTCAACGACCTCGCAGCACAGGAAGCAGCTCTTGCCCAAGCCAGAGACTCTGGTCAGATAAACAGCGCAGCGTACGACGCCTACAACAGGAAGATTCAAGAGTCCCTGGGCTCGCTGGCTGGCGTTTCCCGAGCTCAGGCGGAAGTGGGTGAAACTGCTGAGCAGGCAAGGTCACGGATCCTGGCGATCGCTGACGCCTCCGTTCGAGCAGCACAGGATCAGCGAAACCTGGCCAACGTGGCTACCGGCTTATCCGAAGCCGAGCAGGGCCTGCTGTCCGGCAATATGGTCCTGTCTTCGAGCCAGGTCCGCCTTGCTGATTCCACTCAAAAGGTGACTACTGCTACGAAACTAGCTGAGGCTGCCACAGCCAGTCAGGTCGAAAGCTTGGAAGACCTTCTGGCCAGTATTGACCCTACGACCAGAGCGTTGAGCAAGCTGGATGAGCAAGAGCGAAAGCTGGCTCAGCAGAAAAAGCTGGGGAACTTGGATGCGGAAACCTTCTCGACCTACAAGGCCAGGATTGACCAGTCTAGGGCTGCGCTGGGCGGTTTCGACGAAAGCCTAAACAGAACGGGAAACACTGCGAAGCAGAACGCAGCAGCGCTGCGCATGGTTCCCGCGCAGGTAACCGACATCTTCACATCCATAGCTGCCGGGCAACCAATAACCATGGTTGCGCTACAACAGGGCGGCCAACTGAAGGACATGTTCGGCGGCATTGGAGAGGCATCTAAGGCTTTGGGTGGGTATTTGCTCAGCCTGGTCACCCCGCTTAATGTGGCGATAGCAACCGCGGCTGCGCTGGGTTTCGCTTTCTACAAGGGTTCCGAGGAGGCCGACAAGTTCAACGACTCGTTGATCCTCACTGGTAACTCAGCGGGCGTTACATCAGACCAGCTTGGCACCATGGCGCGACAAATCAGCTCCACGGTAGGCTCTACCGGGGCTGCGGCGGCCGCTCTGGCTGAAATAGCAGGCGGCGGCAAGATCGCTGGCGAAAGCTTCCAGCAGGTAGCCCAAGCAGCAGTGTCGATGAAGGAAGCGACTGGCAAAGCAGTGTCCGACACGGTTGCTGAGTTCGCCAAACTGGCCGACGAGCCGGTGAAGGCGTCCGCTGCTCTCAACACCCAGTACCACTACCTTACAGCGTCGGTTTACGCCCAGATCACCGCTCTTGAGCAGCAGGGAAAGCACGCTGATGCGGTGAAGCTGGCCACTGACGCTTTCGCTGATGCAATCAACAACAGAACGCCCAAGATCATCGAAAACCTGAGTTTCTGGGAGAGGGGTTACAACGCTGTCGCTAGAGCCGCTGACCGGCTCAAGGACATCGGACGCGCAAACATCGACGATGACATTGCGCAGGCCCAGGCGAATCTGGCCAGCGCCCAAAGGGGGGACGTCGGGTTCTTCCAAGACAAAGACAAGATGGTCGAGTTCTACACCGACGAGCTCCAGTTCCTGAAAGACAAGAAATCTGCGCAGGAGGAGATTGCCAAGCTCGATAAGGACGAATCGGACGCCAACGACCGTACCGTTAAGGCCATGGCCAAGGTGGATGCGCTTGAGAAGTCCGCATGGACCAACGCAAAGAAGCGTACTGAAGCCCTCAAAGAGTACGAGAAGTCCCTGGAGGTCATCCGCAAGAACAACCCTAGCGATTCGCGCCTGGCGCCTGACACCGTAGCAAGGGTGAAGGCGAACATTGCGGATCAGTTCAAGGACCCCAAAACACCTGCAGTCCGCGACGACGCCGGCCAGCGCATGCTGGACGAGGCCCGCCAGCGCTACGCCGTCCTGCAACAGCAGAGCCGCGTCATTGCCGGCGAGATCGACCAGACCCAGAAACTCGGCACCGAAGCCAAGAAGCTTATCGAGCTCGAAACCGAGATCGCCAACCTCAAGGAGAAGAAAACCCTCACTACGTCGCAGAAGCAGGTGCTAGCGATGGCTGAGCTGAACCTGGCCCAGCAGAAGCAGAACGCTGAGCTTGAGAAGGCCAACCAGCTGACCAAGGAGCGCTTCGAGAACGAGGCCAAGCTGAAGGCGTTCAGGGAGAACCTGCAGTCCCAGCTTGAACTGTCGCGCGAGGGGCAGGAAGTAGAGTTGGCTGGGGCAGGGCAGAGCGACCGGTTGCGTCGGCGCCTCCAGGAAGATCTGAAAATCCGTCAGGACTATCAGAAGCAGCTGGACAAGCTGACCCGCGACTACAACCGGATCGACAACCCGACGACTGCCGACACCGATCTGTACAAGGGCGAGACCGAGGCGCTGCGTGCCGCCCTGGCCACGCGCATGGCTGACCAGCAGAACTACTACGCCGCGCAGGATGCGATGCGCGGCGAGTGGCTGATCGGTGTTTCGGAGTCGTGGCAGAACTACGTCGACATCGCCACCAACTACAACGAGCAGGCCAGGCAGGCTACCGAGTCAATCCTTGGAGATACCACCTCGTCTATCTCCAGCAGCATCCAAGGGATGGTCAAGGGCACGGAAAGCCTCGGCGATGCGTTCGGCAACCTGGCCGGCACTATCGCCAACTCGATGCTGACGGCATTCGCTGACATCACGGCCCGGTTCCTGGTCATGCAGGCCCTCAAGCTTGCCGGGATCAAGATGGAGGCTACCGAGACCGTTGCAGCAGAGGGCGTCAAAACCACGGCCAAGCTGACCACGGACGCGGTAACTACCGCCAGCAGCCTGTCGTCGATCGGTACCGTACTGGCCGCCAACCTGGCGGCCGCAGCGGAAACCCTGGCGTCCTGGGCTCCTGCCGCATTGACAGCGTCGATCGGTACTTTCGGTGCTGCCGCCGTGGTAGGTGGTACTGCGCTGGTCGCTGCATATGCCCTGCTCAAAGGCTTCTCGGAGGGCGGTTACACCGGTTCTGGCGGGAAGTATGAGCCGGCCGGCGTGGTGCACAAGGGAGAAGTGGTCTGGTCCCAGGAGGATATCCGGCGTTTCGGTGGCGTATCTGCGGTAGAGGGGCTGCGCACTGGCAACGTCACGCCGATCACTGCGGCGCGCATGGCCGGCAACTCAAAAGGCCAGTCCGGTTCATCTGGTGCGGCCGGGTTCCAGCAGAACATCAACGTCCACAACTACACCAGCAGCCAGGTCGAGACCCGCCAGCGATCCAACGGCGATATCGACGTGATCGTCAAGGCAGCCGTTGAGGAAGTAGCCGGTCAGTTCTCCTCTGGCTACGGGCAAGTGGTGGATGCATATGAGGGCGCATACGGGTCCCGACGAACTGGCTCCTAACGAGGAACGGCAATGATTCAATACCCGGCAGAATTGCCACTTCCTCTGCAGGAGGGGTATGGCCTGAGCACGGTTGATCCGATGCGGGCAACGCAGATGGTCACCGGGCGGACGCGGTACCGGGTTCGGCACCGCTACGTCCCGACCGAGGTGCGCTTCAACTTCAACTTCAGCCAGGCCGAGGCTGGGCTGTTCGAGGCCTGGTATGCCCGCACCATCAACAACGGCATGGAGTGGTTCGAGATCCAGCTGCAGACGCCTGCCGGTTTCACGACTTACCAGGCTCACTTCAAGAGCATCCCTGCCGGACCCGACCTGACGCAGATCACTCGCTGGCGCTACTCGGCAGTGGTCCAGCTGAAGGAGCGTCCGCTGATCCCAGATGGCTGGGAGCAGTTCCCGCAGTACTGGCTCAACAAAAACATCATCGACGTGGCGATCAACGTGGAGTGGCCTGAAGCATGAGCCTAATCGAGGAGTGTTATGCCTCGGGCAGGGGCGAATTGGTCGACACCATCGAAGCCAGGAAGGAGGGCGGCACAGTCTCCCACCTGTACTGCTCGGGATGGGAAGACCGGGTGTGCACAACCGAGGACGGCCGCACGCTGACGTTCATTGCGATGGCCATGGACCTGGCCCTGCCCAAGAACGACAACAGCGCGTTCCAGAACCTGGTGCTCGGCCTGGACAACGTGACCGGAGAGGTGCAGGAGGTCGTGGAGGATGCGAAGGCAGCCGACGACCGCTTCATCATCACCTTCCGCCGCTACCTTGCCGAAGACCTGTCGTTCCCGCAAGAGCGGTACCGCATGACGCTCCTCAGCCGGGAGTATGAGGACGACGTGGCCAAGCTCACCGCCGGCTTCTTCGACCTGCTCAATACCAACGGTCTCCGCACCATCCTGACCACATCCTTAGCACCAGGCCTGAAGTACATCTGACCATGATCGAGAAATTCATGCGCGCCCCGTATCGCGAGGGTGCACGGGGGCCTATTGCCTTCGATTGCTGGGGGCTGTGCATCGCCGTGCGCCATGAGCTGTTCGGCCTGCCGCTGCTGCCAAGCCTCGGTGCCGTGGGCAAGAACAAGCTCAGGGCCAACACCGAGGCCTATCACGACCTGCGGCAGGGCATGGAGGAGTGCGCACCAGAACCCGGGGCGATTGCCGCCGTGTTCCGGGGCTCCCTGTGTCTGCATGTCGGCGTGGTGGTGGAAAGCGAGGGCAGGTTGAAGGTGCTGGACACAAACCCCGGCGGCGCATGCCTCCGGACGACTGGCGAGTTCGAGGCCGCTCACCCAAGGGTGGTGTATTACCGATGATCGAATTTTACCCGAACAAGCTGAGCAACACGGCGCCGCTCGGCACCTGGAAGACCGACCGCCGCATGACCATTGAGGCGTGGCTGAAATCCCTGGCCCCGTCCTACGAGCGCCGGGAAAGCCCGCCAATCAGCGTTGTCCTCAATGATGAGGTGATCGAGCATCACCTGTGGCACAAGGTGAAGTTCAAGCCTGCCGACTTGCTGCAGATCTACCGCGAGCCGAAGGGCACCGATCCATTCTCCATCACCTTCGCCCTGTTCAAAGGCGCCAAGGCGGTGCTGAAGTCGATCATGCCCAAGATGCCCGGCATGCCATCCAGCGCCGGCACCCAGCAGGGCGACCCACTGACCGAGGCCAGCGCCAAGGGCAACAAGGTCAAGCTGGGCGACCCGGTGCGGCAGATCGCCGGCCACCAGCGGGTTTACCCGTCGTATCTGACCCAACCACGCCGATACCACCTGGCTCCCCGTGACCAGCGCGTCGAAATGCTGCTCTACATCGGTGAGGGCGAATACGAAGTCCCATCGACCAAGGTGAAGGTTGGCGAAACCCCACTGATATCCCTCGGCGCAGACGCTTCGTTCACGATCTACCCGCCAGGTGCTGACCTTTCGGCAGATCCGGCTCACATCAACTGGTTCAACGTGCCAGAGGTAGGGGCCAGCTCGAGCGGTTCGGCCGGTTTGGAACTGACGATGGCTACCGAGCTCACCCGTTCGGCCACGGCCTCTGCCTACCAGTTCGTTGGCGACACCATCAGCGTTCCGGCGGGCTCAGGCCAGTTCCCGGCCGACTGGTCGAACGGGATCATCATCCGCGTGCTTGCGCCTTACACCTACACGGTGATCGACGGCGGTGCCGGACGCGACATCATCCGTGGCCCGCTGGAAATGCTGAACCCCACGGCGGGCATGCTCATCGAGGTAGCGGGTGCGAACGCGGGGTTGTACGTGGTGCACAGCTACACCCCATACACACCGGCGGTACCGGCCAACCCTGGCGCAGCATCGACACGCACCGGATCGGCGGCGCCAACTCGCTACGACTTCAACGTCACGCCGCTCACCTTCAACCTGGTGCGCGGAAGCTCTACCTATCCCGTCACGCTGACCACGGCCACAACCGATCTGGCTGGCCTGGTAGCAGCGCTGAACACTCAGCTCAGCGGATTGCCGTTCGAGGCTCAGCAGAGCAGTGGTCGGTTGCGTTTCGTGGAATTGACACCGTTTAGTGGCCAGGCCATCTCTGCCACCGGTGCTTCAACCATCCTCGGCTCCTCCCCGGTAGGTGTCACCGGTGCAGCAACCACTAGCGGCACTCCAGAGCAGCCAGCGGAAATGACGCTGGATTATGACGGTGGTGCACCGGTGGTCGGCCTGGCGCTGGGGCAGGGGCTGGCAACCATCGGCCCACGCGGGCTGCGTTACCGGATCACGGCCTTCAGCACCAGCCTGCTCGAGGTGGAGCGCCTGACCTCCTCTGGCTCGACTGACGCTGGCTGGCCTGGCTTCAACGCCATGCAGACGGTGAACGGCCTCATTACGCTGGACGCTTCAAACCTGCAGGGCGGATACCGGGGGCCATTTGCCTGCTGCCCGGAGAACGAGAAGGTCACCGAACTGGAGTGGACGGTCACCTACGCCAACGGCTTGGCTGGTATCGGCCGGGAAGGGCAGATATACGAGATTCCGACCTACTACGTGTTCGAGTACCGAGACATGGACGTGGCCGGAGCATGGACTGTCATTGAACTGGAGAAAATTGGCGGCTCGCTGGACGCTCAGGGTTTCACTGAGAGGATCTTCCTGCCCTATGCGATGCGCGCAGAGGCCCGCGTGCGAAAACTGTACAAAGATCGCCCAGGGCGGATAAACGACGAAGCCCGCGACGATGCCACCTGGACAGATCTGCGTGGGCGCATGCTGAACTCCCCCATCAGCTATCCCGGTTTGACTGTGATGACCTGCAACATCAGGGGTGGTGACAGGCTATCTGCGCAGTCCGAGAGTCAGGTGAATGTTGAAGCAACCCGCATCTTGCCGCTTATGGATGCGAGCAAGGGCCCTACCCGGGATATCGCCCCTTGGTGCATCCACCAGCTCAAACAGCGCGGTTACACCAATGAAGACCTTGATCTGCCTGAATGGCACGCCTTCCACGATCTGTGTGTAGCGAGGGGTGACACCTACGACGAGACGCTGGATTCGACGATCACCGTCAAGGACATGGTGAACAACGCTTTGGCCTGCGGCTTCGCGGAACTTGTGACTTTCCGGGGCCTGCTGCGCCCGGTTCGTGACAGTGCCCGCGCCGCGTTCGATGTGACCTACGGCCCGAAAACCCAGACCTACTCGCCACAGAACATGACCAAGATGCTGAAGATCAGCGGCGCCATGCCGTCGATCAACGACTTCGACGGGGTGGATGTGGAGTTCTTCTCGCGCACCACTTGGGCATGGGAGACGGTCGAGTGCCGTTGGCCCGGTGACCTGGGCAACAAGGTCGAGAAGGTCAAAATGCCTGGAATCAGCGACAGGACCAGGGCCTGGCGCATCGGCATGCGCCGGCGCGGCCACCAGAAGTTCAGAACCGATACATACACCTGGGAAACCGAGATGGACGGCAGCAACAGCGGCTACCTCAGCTTCGCAGCCGTCGCAGATGACGCCCCAAAGCGTTGCCAGAGTGCAATCTTGCTGGACTTCCAGGTTACCGGGTTGGGGACCATGTTGATCGCATCAGAGCCATTGGATTTCAGCGCAGGCGGCGAGCACCTGATTGGCGTGCGCAAGCTGGACGGCACGCTGTCTGGGCCGTGGACCGCCACGCAGGTGGATCAGTACACGGTCCGTGTAGACGCGCTCGATTTCATGCCCGTAGTCGATGGCCCACTGGAGCCGCCGCACATCCTGTTTGGGCCTGCATCCAGATGGGCATATCCGGTGTTGATCACCAGTTCTGACCCCGGTCAAAACGGGAACGTGTCCATGAAGGGCATGCCCTACGATGCCCGCGTTTACACCTACGACGACCAATTCCCGCCGGCTTGACCGGACCCTGTCGAGCAAGCCCGCCCAGTGCGGGCCTTTTTTTGCCCGGAGATCCCATGCGCCACAACACAAACAACCCGGCACCTAGCAATGACCCGCGGGACCTGAACGATAACGCGCTCATCCTCGACGAGATCATGAACAGCCTGGAGGAAACTGCCAAAGATCGTTTCGAGCGAGATCGATACACGGTTCAGGCATTTCACAATATTGTTATCGACACGAAGGCCCAGATAGACCCAACCGTCAACGCTGCCAAGGAGGCCGTCAACTCGACGGCGGACGCGGCCATTGAGGAAATGCAGGAAACGGCCGCCAATCTGGGCGATGACCTGAACAACAAGCATGCCGACACGTATGAAGAACTGCTCGGCATGCCTCAAACTCGCGATGCGGTTGTCGGCATCGTGGACGCAGACCCCGATGAGAGTCTCAATGGATGGTACTTCTGGAGCCTGTCGGCTGGAGCATGGATCAGGTTTCAAGAGCAGCCAGCATCTTCGTCGAAGCTGGATGCGCTGGCCAATGATCCGGCGCGCTCGAAAATTGAAAGCGTCCCTGGCGAAGGAGAGAAGCGACTCTTCCAATTCATAGACTTTCTGAGGCGCCTGACCTGGCTTGGTGTTCGGGCGAGCGATGGCGGTCCAACGGATTGGTCCTTGCACTTGATCCGCGAGCGGCTTGGAACTGTGCTCCGTGGCTTTCCCGGCATGCTGTTTGCCATCGTCGACAAGTACGGAAAACTGACAGATCTGGCTGTGCGGTCTTCAGACGGTCAAATGGCCGAATTCGTAATGGTGCGCTGGGCTAAACGCCTTGGGCCCATGATTCTTAAACCGTTCAAGAAGCTCTACTACGCGCCTGACAAGCGAGGAACCACATACAAAATCCTTGGCACTGATACCTATGTCAACAAAGACGGCGAGGTAGTACCAATACTCACAAACATGCTGAGTTGGGCAGGGTGGGGGTCGTCCACAATTGCTCAGTTCCACGAGCTTGGCGATCTTGCTCAAAGTTTCGGTGCCACCTACTACAACGGTGGCCAGGGTAGTGAACTTTCAACGCATGTCGCCGCTAGGATGGGCGCCATTCCAGCGATGATGACCGTTGTCGGCGGATCAATACCTGCAACAGTCGGGGCTTCGGTTGAGCTCTCATGTAGCAACGTGAGACCAAGCGCATCATTCAAGCCAACCGACGGGTACCTGAATGGCGTACTTGGCAGAATCACATCAACGAGTCAGGTTTTCACATTCACACGGACCGGCGCTGGTGATGAGGTCGTTAGCCCGGGCGAGTACGCGTTCAGCCCCATCATGGGGGCGGATCATCGGGCGGATGTCACATTCATTTACCCTGGCAAGAATGACATAAACCAGGCGCTAGACACGGCTGGCATCATTGATCGGATTGACACCTGTTACAACTACCTTTCGCCCTTAAACAAAAGGGCCATTGTCTTCAGTCAGTTCCCCAATGTTGGAACTGTTCCAGGGAGCCCAGCGTCCGTCGCCATTATTACGGTAAACGCGGCTAACAGAGCCAGATACGGGGCGCAGTTCTTCGAGCTTGCCGAGTATTTGACCGGAAGCGAAATATGGACTGATACCGGAATAACTCCAACTCAGGATGATTTGGATCAACAGGCGATGGGGAACATTCCGCCATCCCTGACCATTGATAATTCAGCGCACATGAATGCAACTGCCAGAGCTGCTGTTGCGGAAAAACTTAGACTCTTCATCCTTGGGCTTGGATGGTATGAATAGGAGGTGGCTGTATGGACTGCTTGGTTATTCAGGCAACTGAGGCAATGACTGACCCGCTCGAAGATACTCCGAGCCTGCCAAACCTTGTGGCAGATCTGCTCCTTGATTACAACGCGGAGAGAATTGCTGCGGCCGATGGCAGTGACGTAGTCGTTTGGAATAACTCAGATGGCAGCTGGGGAAGCAAAGTAAACCTGGTTATTGCATCATCGAACCGGCCGAAATTCGCTGCTAATGGAGTTTCCTCCGGGCATGCTTCCGTGCGGTTTACCACTTCGCCAGCAACCTCCCTGAGGACGAATCCTGCCATCGCTGTTGATCCTCGGATTAACACACCAATCAGCGTGGCTGGAGTTGTTAAGTTCAACTCCACACCTCCGGCGAGCGGATCTGAAAACATCTTTTCTGGCAGAACAGGGGATGCCGGGGGATACGTTTATGCGCGTCGAGGCGCTTCTGGCCGGATCAGCATGGGCGGCGGAGCCATTGAGCAGATGTTCTCTGCCGTTGCAGTCCCGGTGGGAAGCTTCTTCTTCTTCGCATGCATCTTTGATGGCCCAAAGTCGAAGTTGTTCATCGAGAAAGTGAAGGCCGAAGGTGAAACGTCTTCTGCTTTTTGGGATGGAGTATCGCTTGGTGCTAACGCTGTCGGTGCATCCAACATGAACGGCGATATTGCGGAGATCAAGGCATATTCCCGAGCGCTCAGCGATACCGAGGTCTTGTTGTTGCGGCAGGTGATGCTGACGTCGCGAGAGCTTCCAGTGTAGAGGGGCGTCCTGGGCAAGTGAGTAGACTCGATCTGAGCTACTCACTTTTTTAGACAACCTAGAAATGTGCTAGGTTATTCATTGGCTATTATTGGCGCAGAACTTGTTACGAAGGTAATCAACATATACTTCAAGATCAATTTTGCGCCCGATCTGATGGCAAAGTATCATGTCAAGTGAATATCCATCCATGCTTCGATAAAACATTTTTGCATATTCCCTCAAGGTTAGAAACGCCGCTGAGTTAGCTGTAGGCGAAAAAGCCTTGGGAAGTTTAAAGTCAAGATTTTCGTTTTCAGATTCAGCTTTATAAAAGCCGCCATATTGCGGCCAGTCAACGTTTGCAGCTAAATCATCAATAACAAACTCATCAAAGCTAGCAATTGGCTCAATTCCATCTTGCTCAAGAGCAAATCGCACCAGGTCGGTAAGCACCATTTTTTTTGGATGGTTTATAGTGCGCATCCATTTTCCAGAAGATTCCCATCGATCAAGCATACTTTGCAATGGATAGCCAGTGCTTTCCTCTTGAGATAAGAATCGAGCTTTAGATTCTGATGCGAGCTCCTCGTAACCAAATTGTGAGTAAACGTCTCGATTGAACGCTTTTACAGCAGTATCAACGTCCAGGCCAGCAAAGAAAGACGCTGCCAGTATTGCAGACTGATACTCACCCATTGGCCCTACGATAGCCTTCCCGGATCTAATGTCCGTGAGGTAACATTGATCTGGCTGTAGCCCTACATACTCGGCCAGTGGCATTAATCTAGTTTTTGGCGCTAAGGATTTATCCTCCTGGAGCACATCAAAAATTCGAGGCTTTTGCGTGTAGATTATGTCTGCCCAAGCCAATAGTGTTTCATGGCTTTTGCCTTTGCTGGTTATGAAATTATTAAACTGATCGTTGCTTAGGAATATGTTTTCCACATATCCAAACCCTCCGCCAGATTGCATAAGGTCTGCGATCATTCGCCCTTGGCAACCACTAATAATCAGGACATTTTTATTGTTTCTAGAATTCCCTGATTGAATCTCATCAAATCCTTTGGGTTTTCTTCGGATTGATATAATATTTTTCAGTATTTTATTATTTTTGAATTCGTCTGAGGCGGCGATTTCTTCAATCAAAGAAGTGGTGCTGGTTTTTTTTCTCTTTCCTGTGTAAATACTTTGGTTCTCTGGGAATCTACCAAGAAGGAATTTAAAGGCATAAAAGATATCCGAGTCTGTGACTTTCTGGAAGCTTTTATTATGTCCGTATCGGAGTGCAAACTCCTCGGAAGCTAGTAGCTCATCAACCATATCGAGAAGTACGCCAACTTCATTATCGGCGATTTCCGCTCTCCGGACGCGATCTGCGAGCTCTTTTTCGCCCACGCCTCGACCGAGAATCGACCGATACAGCCGGACCACCACCTCTTCCAACAGGGCTGCCGTCATCCAGATTTCCTCTAATTGTCATCCAAGGCCGCAACCTTACTGAAACCATGAGTGGAAAAGCAATAAAGATGGTAGGCGCCTCACTGGCCGCTCACACGAAAAATCGGGTGCAGCCCTGAAGCGTCGATGGGGCGGCGCGCTATGCGCGATGATACTGGAGCGCCGCCGGAATAATCCATGGCATAATTCCTAACCTGCGGCCGGCCGCGGCCAGTAAGCTTCGCGGCCTGGAGCCTAAAATGGGACCCAATTTCCTTCTTTGGTGGCTACCTGGCACTGCCTGTTACCGCCTTTATGGATCACTGCAATCGTTCGCTAGGAGCAAGGCCATGCAGCCGACGGCTACCGAAAGGCTCATCATTGAAATGTTGTGCAAAATCTATAAAAAGCTCGAGATCACGGACAGCTACGACCCTGACACTGTTGTTCGAGCAATAGGCTCCCAGGACTGCTGGGTGCTCGATGTGAAATATGGGTTGCGGGACGGCGATGGCTCTATGCCTCCGCATGTCGCTGCGGTATCAGATACGCTCGACATGTATCAGTTCCTGCAGGAATCCTTCGCAGAATTCGATGAAGATCAGATTGCACTGATTTCACAGATTGGCCTTGGAACCTCTCCTGAATTCCCTGGATACGATGGAGGCACGGAGGTCGAGTACTCAAGAGCGGCACGCTATCTGGTGAGTGACCTCAACCAATTCACTGGTCTGCACGGCTCGGTATCTACCAATTCGCATGCTCCTCTCGCACCAATGTACGCTCGCATGGTTGAAGTTTTCCTGCCGATCCGAGCAACCCTAGACGGACGCAGAATGACATTCGAGGAATTCGTCAAAGTGTGGCGAGCGGCTATACACCCAAATAATCGCTGAGCCTTTTCGCGCTGATACCGCAGCGCACCTCTACCACGCCCGCCTAGCGCGGGCTTCTTTGTGCCTGGAGAAGACCATGGGCAGGATAAACAGCCCTCAGTAACTGCGGTCGTTCCACCAACCAGCACGTGGCTCCCGGGAGTAGCATCCAGGTTGGTTAGGTGGATCGGCATCGCAAGGAATTCCCTGCGCTTGGGTGTCGCGAATTTTCCCATTTGACATAGCTGAGCACCCAGCGAAGAGCGCGCACAGCATTAGCATCACTGCAATTTCCTTCCGCATCACTTAATTCCATTCCGGTTCATTGCCTTTATGACGCATCTGAGCCGGTGAGGACACATCGCCCGCCAAGTGCGGGCTTCTTTTTGCCTGGAGAAACCCAATGCGTACATCGCAACGCGGCTTGAGCCTCATCAAGTCATTCGAGGGCCTGCGCCTGCAGGCCTATCAAGATTCAGTCGGGGTCTGGACGATTGGCTACGGAACCACCAGGGGCGTGCAGGCCGGCATGAAGATCAGCAAGGAACAGGCCGAGCGCATGCTGCTGAACGACGTGCAGCGCTTCGAGCCTGAGGTGGAGCGACTGATCACCGCACCGCTGAACCAGAACCAGTGGGATGCGCTGATCAGCTTCACCTACAACCTGGGTGCGGCCAATCTCGAATCGTCCACGCTTCGCCGGCTGATCAATGCTGGCGACTACAAATCTGCTGCCGAACAGTTCTCGCGCTGGAACAAGGCTGGCGGGCAGGTTTTGGCCGGCCTGACCCGGCGCCGCGCCGCTGAGCGCGAGTTGTTCCTGGAGACAGCATGACCTGGCTCGGCGCAGTGCCGGCCTGGTGCTGGTGGTTGATCGCCCTGGTGCTGATTGCCGGCGGCCAGCAGTACCGGGTTGTGATCGCTGATGGTGCTGCGGCTGATGCGCGCGCGAATACCGCCCGAGCCGATAAGGCCTTGTCCGATTACCGCCTGGAGGTTTCCGAGCGCGACCGGCGCGCAGCCGCCCAGGCCAGAACCGAAGAGCAGCGCCGCCAAGCCGTGGCGGACGAGGAAGGTGAGAATGCACGACAACAACTGGAATTGGCTCAAGGCCGGGCCGATGCTGCTGAGTTTGCTGCTGGCGGGCTGCGTGGGGAAATCGCCCGACTGCGGGATGGCCACCGAGCCACCTGCGACGCCATCGCTGCCCAGCAGCGCCAGGCAGGAACCTCTGCCGTCGTGGTGCTCGGGGGATTGCTTGAGGAAGCTGACCGAATGGCGGGAGGCCTCGCGGAAGCGCTTGAGCGAAGTCGAATAGCCGGCCTGGCCTGCGAGGCTGTGGTTGAACGGATGAAGAGGCCGTAGATGACCCGCAGAAAAAACGAAGCCCTGGATGCTGGTGTCCAGGGCTTCTAGCTACCTTGGTCCCTATGAATGGCAAGCTAGCGTAGCCGGATAATACCAGCGCTCGATCTCGGAGTCACTAGTGCTCCTGTTATATCCACACGCAACGCGTCCTATACTCTGTCCTTCAATTGCCCAGGGCACGGTATTGGACAAGCGCACGTTTATAGGAATGGTCGAGGCCGGCGAGCCGCTGATTCAGCAGGCCATCGACGCCATGCGGGAGTACCATCAAGCCCAGGACAATGGCGCGCCGCCTGAACAGGCCGAGCGCCTACGCCTATTGGCGGATTCGCTATACCAAGCGGTTCTCGATTATCAGTTGATCCAAGCAGGACGCGCACCGGCTACCATTCAGTGATGACGTCCTTAGGATGGAACCCCGATGAAGTGTAAGCCGCCGATCCTTTACCCTGACCATCCCATGTACACCGACGCCGTGGACGCCATGAGGCGTTATCACGAGGCCCAGGGAGCCGGCAGGCCAGCCGATGAAGTCGAGCGGTTGCGCCTGATCGCTGAGTCGCAGTTCCAGGCGGTCACCGACTACCAGCTCAAAGCGTTAGGTGGCCCTGCTGGCCCGGTTCACTAATTGGGCCACATGCGTCGACCTCATGCCTGAGCATATGAACATAGTCCGCCGAGCGGTACTGGCGCGATTGCTTTGCCTGATGCTGAAATACTGTATCCATATACAGTATCTGGTGCAGCATGTACTTCCTCCTCGTTCGCCGCCGCGTGAATGGCGTGGCCATCCCTTCGGATCAGCTCAGGAAGATCCAGCCCCTAAGGGCGGACATCCACATCGGTGACCATCACAGTGAGCCGCTGGGCCGGGTTTCGACCCAGGCGTGGGTATTCAACCCGTCCCCCGGTCCCGACATCATCCCCCGGCTGCACGACGCCAAGCTCAATGGCATGGCCCAGCTCGGCCTCAACATCAACGGGGTTGAAGAAATCGACGGTGCCCTTTACGCCCAGTCGTGGTGGTGCCGGGCGGTGGGCGACTATGGCAACTGAGCTGCCGGGCGCCTGGCTGGCCGAGCTGAACGACCAGGTTGCCCTGGTGGCTGATCCTGATGGGCGCGCGGCAGTGCTCGATGAGATGGCCTATGCCGCACGCCGGCGGCGAGAGGTCGATGATGGCGACCTGGTCGACATGCTGGAGATCGTCGAGTCGGCCAGGCTGTGGGCGCTGGAAGGCGCCGATCTGTGAGTAGCTATATAAAGGAAGGGGAATCGGTCGGCAGAACGCCGGGGGCTGGAATAGTT